CTTTGTGTATTCACAGGCATCGCGTAGACATACAAATCCAATAATGGATTTTTAAAATTTGAAAGATCCAAAGTCACTGTATTGACATTACTTTGGACGAGGTGAATTTCTCTATAAACCTGGGAAATCTGTAACTCTTGTTTATATCCCAAAATCCCTGGGTCTTCCAATATAATATAACTTACGGGGATGGTTACAAATTTGATAATATCAGTATATGGTGGAGTGTCTTGGAGTTTGTTAAACATAGAAACTTCAATTTCAATTTTTTGTTTTGTAATTTGATTGATTGGTAAAAACTTTTTCAAATTCCTGTAAAAGAAAAATGGAAGTGGAAGAAAAAAGGTTTTTTCATTTCCAAAAAGTTCTGTTGACGTAAAAGTTTCTGATAGTGTCTCAACAAACTTTCTATCATTATTATCAGCAATTAATTTGAAATACATAAACATGTATTCACCAGTCAGTCTTTCTATGACTTGACCACCTATTATCAAATCGACCCTTTCTATGAACTGGTAAAATGAAAAGGGTAAAATTTCACCAGGAATGGATTCAGTTGTAAATCTCAAAAATATATTTTTAATAAGTTCGCCATCTCTACTCAACTCTGATCTTATTGTTTTTCCAAAACCCAGTTTAGTTCTTGCACTTGTATCCACAATTTTTGTATAGAACTGTATGTTTTTTGAGTAAACAGTTGAAAAATATGTATACTGTGGTTTTCCATAGATATATACATCCTCCTTTCCCTGAACCAGAAGTTGTATACTCATCTGTTATTAGTATGTCTGATTATTAAAACTAGCGTTATCAAACACGAGGTCAGCCTTACCATCCTTCAAGTAGAGAATATTGATACTCTTGGCGTATATGAATATTGTTCGTGGTTTTGTATAATCAAAGAGATTGAATGTAAAAAGTTGATCCTTGATACTAGAAAAATTTGTACTACCAGTTGGTTGACTTCCACTTGGATCTAAACAAAATGAATAATTGTAGACATAGTTGGATGGTTTTGAAGTGGATGGATCCAATGGATTCATGTGATAGTTGAGGGTCTGAATTTGATTTAAGAATAAATATGTTCCAATATTAGAAGGTAAATATTCCAATGTATCAAATGTTATACTCAAATTATTCAAATGGTGAAGACTCCCGGGGCCACTCGTCTTTTCGGTATTGGAATGTTGTAGATATTGATTTTTGAAAGAACTCTGAGAACTTTCTGAATAAATATTACTATCACCCACGATGAAAAAAAGTTCCTTGACTGGATTGAAAAAAAACGATCTAACAACTGTGGAATTTGACACACCTATATCCTTCCTTATACTTTGAGTTTGTGATATTGTATATATAAGTTCCCTTTCATCAAAAAGTTTTTTCAAAGATGGTTCCACAAAAAAGTATTCAACTGGCATACTAATCTTTTCAAGTTTAATGTTATTCATGGCATCTATGACAGTTGGGTTGAAAAAGTCGATAGTCTCATCATTGTAGACTGTGATGTTATGAAGACCCTTCATTGTTGCCTTAATCATAACTTCATACTTACCAGAAAGTGGTGGAGAAAGTGAAAACTTTTTGAAAAAGTAAAATGGTAAAGGTAAGAAAAAACTTCTATTTTTTGAAGTTGCATAGGAATCACTCACTTGGAAAAACTCTCCACAAAAGTTTTTAAAGTTTTCAATTTGTTTATCATAATGATTCAAAGAAAGTTCTAAGTGTATCATGTCGGGTAAAAGTCTTTCAACCAACACCCCACTTATATAAAGGTCAAAGTGATGAAACATATAATAGGGACATGCTCCCGTGAGTGCGATAACATTACTATTCACTGGTTGATAGGGATTAGGACCACTGAGTGTCATGTTCAAAAAAATACTTTTTACAAAGTCTCCTCTATTTGGAACTATAAAGGTAAGTTCTGCACTATCATTATTACTTTTCTGTAGAATTGGGGGTTTATCCGTTGGGTTATCTATGATCTGTGAACTACATAGTGTATATTTAGTGTAAATAGAAAGGAAATATGTTTTATCAAATGATACATCTGAATAAATATCTTTCACTCCTTCCAGATACATTATTATATTATAAAACTTTAATTTATAACTAATTGTCCATCACTAAATGTCAAAAGGTTATAAACCTTGTAGTACATATGAAAAATATATGTGTTTGATTGAATAGTGGCAGTATTGAAAAAAGAATTATAAAGTGTTAAATTAGTTTTACTTTCCGCTATAGTATTATTTTCACTCCCATCGGGTTTTGATGTGAGTGGGTTTATATCAAAACTATAACTGTAAATGTTTTTGTTGGGTGTGAACATACCATTGGATTGTGAATTCACACTCCTGAAATAAATTGAACCGGCTGTGGTGACGGCTTCGGATTCACCCTTTATAAATGATACATCAAAGAGTTCTGATTTGAGTTCAATATTTTTCACAATCTGATTATTGAGTTCATCCGAAGAGTATGTTGCTATATCAGTATTCGTGACACTACTGAAATTGTATCTATTTAAAAATACATTTGAATTTGTAGAATCTTCTAATAGATCGAAATTAGATCTTCTGAAAAACCAATAGGCTACCAAAAGTGGTTTGGATGTTGACAACTTATGTTTAAAAATTGAAACAAATGTTTGAGAAGATGTTTCCGAATTTTTTACAAAGTTTGTATCACTTATTTTAAACTTTTCAATCTTTTGATGAATTGGTGAAACAAATGAAAACTTTCTTTTTGTATAATAATTTCTTTCGATTGGTGTAAGAACATATTCTTCCAATACAAGAGATACTCTGGGACATGTGATTGTTGTTGTTGTATTGGTAAACCATTTCTGAGACCTAAATCGTATTTTGAGATATATCTTCTGACGATTTATTGCACATATTGGGAAGAATGGAGTATCACTGTATTTCTTGGTGAAGTATCTCGAAAAAAAGAATGGTAAAGGAATATACAAATTTTTAGCCGAAGAGTTTTTACCAGAAGTTGTTGGTAGAACAGTCTCATTATTTTCATAATCAAGTTCACCATTGATTAGATAATTCAATGATCTAATATGCCTTTCTTGTGTGAATAGTTCATCTCGGGCCACCATCATATAGTCATCAAGAGTTTCTATAACTTGATTATCAACCATGAATTCAATTTCTTCGAAAATCGCTCGACCTAGATGATTGCCCCATTGACCATCTGATAACTCATCAAGTTCAATCTTGATAAACATATTTCCCAAAAGATCTCCCATGAGTTTAGGATTAAGTTCGAATATTACAAATTGCCCGAAGGGCCATCCTTCAACACCATTTGAATATTCATGATATGTAGTGTAGTATTTACTATAATAGGTTGATTGGGTTGTTGATGGATTCATTAAAGACTGTGATACATTAGACGATAAATCTGATATCATCTTATCCTGCATACCAACTGCATTCAATGATATAATTCCAGCAGTTTCCATTAAATAATAGACATCTTTTCTTTTTAAATCATATACACCTTAAAAAAAAGTTATACTTATATATAGTATTTACGATACTTAAAGACTTTCCACACTATTAGGTTATAAGGTGGGATGCCCGAGTTGGTCTAAGGGGGCAGACTTAAGCTCTGCTGTGGTAACACGCGTGGGTTCGAACCCCACTCCCACCAGCCCCAATAGCTCAGTTTGGATAGAGCGTTGGATTTCTACTCCAAATGTCGCGGGTTCAAGTCCCGTTTGGGGTATTTTGCTCTTGTAGCTCAGTTGGTTAGAGCGAACGGCTGTTAACCGTTAGGTCAGAGGTTCGAATCCTCTCAGGAGCGTTCAGGGTAGCGCGTTGGGATCATAACCCAAAAGGACATTATATGGGACCTATAGCTCAGTTGGTTAGAGCGTCGTGCTTATACATTGTGTATACAAATATGGGTTAAAGACCCATCATTGAGGCACGCGAAGGTCACGGGTTCGAGACCCGTTAGGTCCATTACGTCACCCTTTTTTGTATGTTGTTCAACCATACAAAAAATGGTATTAATAGGTAATGAGTGCACAGGTTACTAATTTCGAGAGACTTTTTGTTATTTTTGCGAGTAGTATGATGGTTGCGAGTGGAACGTATAGTTCGTTTGGAGCACTTGGTTATCGTAAGGAACACGACTCTACCAATATCAACAAGTTGAGATTATATAGACTTTCTGCTGCTACTAGTTTATTTTTGGGGGTTGGTGTTATCATCAGCAACTTCAATTTTCCTAATAGTATGTTTTTACTATTCTTCATGATGTGGTTGTTATCTATTGGACTAATCTTTTACATGTCTGACACATCCAGTTAGGTGAGGGTATTCCATTATTATAGTAGATCGGTTTGAGGTGACCTATGTGATAGTTGTAATTGATTGAATTTAATATTCTTTCTTCTAAAAATGGTAATGAGATATTTGTTTGTGATTCAAATATACAAACAAATACCTTTGTGTTTTCTTTATATTTTTCTAAACAACTCATGATTTAATTCCTATTACACTACAAAAAATTCTTTTCCCGGATTTTCCAGATGGATCACCAGAGTGACCTAAGTCATCAGTCCCTTCATGAATTATTAGAGCTCTTCCGATTATTGACTTTCTACCAGGGTAAAGTGATATCTTATCGGTTCGGAATGACACTGAACCATTCTTTATATTACCCAGATCACCTGCATGACTTTCTTTGTCTCTCAGACCACCATGAGCTCTATTAAATGGATTGAAATGACCCCCACAACCCATACAGCCCGGTTTGGTTAAATCAGCAAATTCGTGGATATGAAATCCGTGGAGTCCACTGGATAACCCTTTAACAACCCCCTTGACAGTTACACTCGAAGTGTCCTTTCCCTGAATGAATTCGATATAGGAACCGTTTTCGAATACTGCTACAGCCTTTTTCATAATTAATATTAGTTATGGAAAATTATAATTACTATGTTTGTCATTTTCTCAATTCAAGAAAAAGTTGCTCGCATTAAAAAAGTTTTCAGAGACCTGACAAGTGAAATTCCAGCAGTTTATGTGGATCTGATGGATGTGTGTTAGAATGGGAATCAATACACTCGTATTGGTAATCTCCAGGATATCTTCGGCATCGATACAATTTTCAATGGTATGGTTACAGGCTATAGTGTTACCGATAGTGGCAAGTGCCAAAGATCCCAATAGATATTTATTCATTTATATTATACCATCTCCTTTTTTTTTTAAGTCGTTATAAGTAATGAGTAGTATATCACCGCCACCAAAAAGACCTAAACGTCAAGCAGCTATAAAAGCTTCTAAGGGACTTAAACAGTCTTTTGAAAGAGAAATTCAAAACAAAAAGATAGAAAAAATGCAAAATAGTGTGATTAGAAGAATGAAGTCTAGCCAAGAAAAACACGAAAAAGAAATTGAAGTGATATATTCTAAATATAAAAAACTACAAGAATTAAGTAATAAACCAGTTGAAACATACCAAAATTTTATACAAAATCCTCCACATAGATTTAGGAAAGTTACAACTTTAAGAACTAAACTCGGTAATTTATTTCCAAAACCAATTGAAGAAATTGGTAAAAAAGAATCAATAACTAAGAAAACATCGGGTGGTAGTAAATCATTTGTTTCGTGGATGTTGTTTGATAAATCTACAAAACAAATTTCTGAAATACCTGTCACACCTGTTCATACAGGTATTAGTTTCTTTTCGAAATATTTACCAATAAGATGGGGTATTCCGGGTGTTTCTATAAAGAGTTCTAATGAACGGGGTCTAGTGAGAGGTGTGGTAGGTCCAGTAAAAAATATTTACGCGAAAAATAATAAAAATGTAGTATCGGGAGGTGTATCTTATCATGATAAAAGTATACCAATTTTAAATAATTATCTAAATTTTAAACCCAATGGAACAAAATTAAAACAAAGACTAATCGTAAATAAATTTGTCGGACCTTCTGTCGATAATTTATCTACATTTGTATTCGATGAAAAGTTAAATCTCGAAATAAGAAGAGATGCGTTGAACTATAAGATCGCGGGTGATAGATTTACCGCAACAACTGCTGGTATGATTAGTAAAAATAATAATATATTAGCCATAAAACCATATGATATAGACATTGCGCAGAATATAGCCGCTTATAAATGGATTGATAACAATTTTTCAAAAGAAAATATCGCAAGAAAAATTGCAACAAAAATACAAAATGATGATAACATAGTATTTACACATGCTTGTGTTACCACAAACGATAGGCCTTTAGTGTTATATTGTATCTTAACCAATGTAGATGTGTTTGTAGATAATAGTGCTTTTCCAAATGGTAGTTATGCATATATTAAATCATATAATGACGACGTTTATTCGGGCATAACCATAAAAGAACCTATATTAAATGAAATATTGAAAAACAAAAATGATTTAAATTATCACGCAATTTTTGACGCTTTCCACGATTTTGGAAAATCTGCCAGACTCAGTCAAATAATTAAAACAAAAATTGAAAAAGAATTATTAACACGGAATTATAATATAATAGAATCTAATTTAATAGTAGAAAAACTTCGTAATTTATTATTAGATATATATTCAGAAAAATATCACAATTTTATTAGACAGTTTACATCAAAAGGTGTCATCGATAGAATTGAAAACTCTGTTATAGATCTTATAAAATATATTAAAATTAAAAATCCAGAAGTTGTAGAATATTTATTAGAACCACCCAATGGTGTTTGTGTAGTGGACGATAATTTCCCTCAAGATAAAAGTAGACCTTGGCGTAACCGAATTATTTCACATGCACAAAGACTACAGGATGGTTGGTCTGGTGTTAGACTCTCTATGAATAAAATAAAAAATGAATATAGTAAATGATTAAGTATGAAAATGATCTTGAGTTTTTTTTGAGTAGTGTAGTGTTTATGACACCAAACCCCAATTCAGGAAATTATGGCGAGAAAAATGGATATTTTAATAGTAAATATTTTAAAGAACAAGAAAAAATAAATATTGTAAAGGAACTTCACCCAAAGGTTAAAAAATATATAAATCAAAATAAAAAACTTAATCAAGAACTCGAAACGGTAACAAACAAAGATTTAAAAGAAATAATTCTTATGCTAAGACAAACGAACCACGAGACGTCTGATTTGAATCCCAGTCAATTAATGCAGTTGGCCGAGTTTGTTAGAGATACTGAAAATATAAGAAATCAATACACACAGAGATTATATGTCATAAAAAACCCAGAAGAGGTGGGGACATCTTCCCCTATTTCAATTCCTTTACTCAAAAAGGTTAGTAAAGGTGTAAAAAAACCAAAAATATATAAGAAAAGACTTCGAAAATCAACGCCATCATATGATTCAGTGGGGTCGATGTCGGATACCCCCGAATTATTGGAAAATATAAATATGAATTCACCAAACGGATCGGTTGGATCGGTTGGGTCGGCTAGATCATCTGGATCGGTTGGATCGGTTGGGTCGGCTAGATCATCTGGATCAGTTGGATCGGCTAGATCATCTGGATCGGCTAGATCATCTGGATCGGCTAGATCATCTGGATCAGTTGGATCGGCTAGATCAGTTGGATCAGTTGGATCGGCTAGATCGGCTAGATCATCTGGATCGGCTAGATCAGTTGGATCAGTTGGATCGGCTAGATCGGCTAGATCATCTGGATCGGCTAGATCTATGTCAGTGTCACCAACTGCTTCACGAATATAAAGACATTACACTAATAAAAGAATAGAAATGCCACCCTATAGAATTGCGGTAGATGTCGATGAGGTGTTATGTCCTTTCGTCTACACTATGTCGAAATGGGCTAGACGCAAGGTTCCAAAAGGGAAATA